ATTGAACCCTTTGCATTGCTTTCAAAGACAAGACCATCTAGCGCTATGTCACCACTAACGTGCTGAGTTCCGCCGGGGCAGGTTGGATAGTTATTGTCAAAGATTTGAGCTGTGATCTTGATACCAGCACCACCTGTAGTGTTGAAAATGCGAATGCGCTCAAAAGTCGATTTTTGTAAGACTGGATTGTCAAGTGGGCCGGCTGAGCAAGCGCCAGCAAGATTATACTGCCCAGCTAGAATTGCATTTTGTGTCATACTTTCGATGTTAATGTCGCGGAAGGTATGACTCTCATTCTGCCCGCGCATGTAAATACCAACGGTTGAGTCGGCAAGGGTGAGCCGCTCAAAAACCCCGTGAAGGGCGTTATCAAGAACTAGCGCATACCGACAGTTCTTTAGTGTCAAGTCAGCAATGTAGAGACCAGTGGCAGACTCCTCAGACTCATCGCCTAATTCAAAACAGTCAGTGTTCGCAGTAGTTTGTTCAATGATCGTCGCACTTGGCCCCTGCCCAGTCAGGTGTACTGCTACATTCGCTGACCCCATGTCGAAGAAAATCAGGTCGGAGATTTTACATGTACCGACAGGCAATTGAAGCCATCCACCTCCGGCGTCAACAGCGTCGAGAATCGCTAGTTGGATAGCGGCCCAGTCATCGGTAACCCCATCGCAAGCCGCTGGGATAAGGATAGGGGGTTTTTCTGGGAAGCATGTAAGGCGCCCCTCAACGCCGCCCCCAATTTGAGCGCAGCCTTCAAGGGCTGGTATACGCACAGTTGCATCCGTGGCACATATTTCAAACACTAATGTAGGGCCATCAGCCTCTACATCAGTCGAAATATTGTAACAGATAGGTAGGTAGTTTTCAGCTGCGGCCTCATCCATAAAAACGTCTATTACAAGCCCGTCGTTTAATGCGTCCTCTCCGTCATCTACAAAGAAGTTTTGGGTCCAAAGAGATTGGTTATCTGGTAGCGGTGAGGGCCCTGGAATCTCACGGACTACATTGAATACACTTTTGTCAGCGTAAGCCGTAGCATCTGATCGCTGTGTTATTGTAGTAGTCCCGCCCGAAATGAAATCTGCACCGCTGCTACTATCTCCGACCGCCCCGATGGCGAGCTTATTAGCCGCCGCATAGTAAGTAAAACTTGGGTCAGTCTCAAATGCTCCACTAGTGTTAAAAAATACCTCAGTCTCTGCCCCTGGGATGTCTATACAGCTAGGGTGCCCCCATTGATTCACGCCGATTGCATACTGCGTATTTGCATCGCACTCTGGGGGATCAAAGCATAGCCGATTAACACAAGGATGCTCGTGGCACTCCGCAGTCCCCACTTCCCCACCACTCAACCAGCTCCAGCCAAAGCGGTTCCCTTGGTAGGTAGGGCATTGGCCAATCTGAGGTGAGCTACCGGGAGCGTGCAACTCTTCTGGGGTGATTGTTTCCGCAAACACAGGGTTTCCCAGGCAGAGAAACAGGGCTATTAAGGAAGTAATTAGGTGTCTCATGGGGTCACCGTCACCGTAGGAGTTGGTGTAGCACACCCAACCATATTTTCATAGGTACAAAGAGTTTGGAGGTTGCAAGTAGGCGTGGTCGTAAGAGTAGGAGAAGCCATAGGCGTATAGGTAGGGGTTATAGTGATAGTAGGTGTAGGAGTTTTGGTAGCGTAGGTAACTGTGGGCGTGGGCGTGGGTGTCTTAGAGCCACCGCCGGGGGTAAACGTGGGGGTAGCGGTAGGGGTTGGGGTCGTGACTGTCTCGCAGTCCGGTAAAGTAAAGCTTTGTGTGTCCGTAGCTACGCCAGCGGTGGCCGTGAAGCTACCAACCTCACCTTGGGACGCATAAGGCCACTCGACGCAGGTAGTAGCGACGCCGGGCTGTTGGAGCACCTCACCACACACGGCATCCCAGCTGTAATCGTGGAGGTCACAGCAGCAGTAACCGCACTCAGCAAAGGTCATATTTGTACAGGCGGTGACAGTTGGAATACCCTTCGCGGGGTCATCGTTGGTGAGGAACGTGACTTCTGTACCGTCGATCACTGGGTTCCCAAGGGAGTCGCTGACAAGAGCAGCCATCACCCCTCGACAATACCCGTCGCCTTTTGGCACAGCGCAAGCCTCGTTCATAACCAGGGTCAGGTTGGCGGGAGCGCCGGGTGTAGCTGTGGGCGTGGGAGTAGGCGTTATAGTAGGGGTAGGGGTAGTAGTGGGCGTGGGTGTCGGAAGTGCCTCAACCCTGAGCGCAACGGACCAGCGCGCACCACCTGTACCAGCAGGCCCGTTTACAGGCAACGCCATCATTTGAAAGCACCCTGGCGCGGACATAGTGTATAAAACAGGTAGGTCCTCAAAGTCACACTGCGTCTCACTACCACCTATGGCGCAAAGAGCATAAGTCTGCTCTAAAGGGACACCATTACAATTCTGCCCAGGTAGTAAAGGCCACGTATTAGACGAAAAGTTTACATAAACCCGCCATTGCTTCCCTGCCCCTGGGGGATTCGCCAGCGTCACGAAACCAGAGGCCCCGTTACCTTTGGGACGAAGACCGGGTGGGAAGAGCCATCGAGCCCCGCTAAATGTAGAACTAGCTGAAGACGTGCGCCCCATATAGAACGCACTTGAGCGGCTAGTTGTGTCGCTACCCCACCAAGTAGGGCGCCCTCCCCGAAAAGGCGGGTCAGTATCTGTGCTCGCAGCGATAGCCCATGTAATGGGGGCGCCGGTAGTATCTGGGGCCATACAGACATTAGCAGGACAATAATCTTCCTCACCACAACCATCACCACAATCAACGGGGCAAGTAATCCCGGAGCAAGGCGCGTTGGGAGTGCAGCCAGATTGGCAGCGTCTTTGTGTTTCCAGCCCCATATCTATATCTCCACCACGCGCCGGCCCAGGGCTATAAGGGCCAGCAAAAAGATTCTTTTGGCCTCCAGAGATGCCCCCACTGTTCCACACACCTTTATAAGGGTTACTTTGTGTTGGCGGGAGAGAGAGAATTATTGCTACTAAATATGCCCCAATTGGATCGTGAACATCCCATGCTGTGCGAATATTTGGAGTAAGAAAAGTGCTCGTATCACCGAACCAGAATGTGTTGCCTGTTTCCCCTCCTGAACCTGCCGCGCCAAACTTATCCGGTATGAAATGAGGAATACCCTCACGGTAAGCATCTTCGCAGTAGATGATGGAAGTCGTGTCACCAGGATTACTAGGAGCACCAGTGGGCATCAAGCGATGCTGGAAGCAGGAGTTAGCGGCGATGCCCACTCCCGCGTTAAGTAAACGGAGATCGGCCACAGGCCAAGAACAGCTCCTACTAGCGCCATTTATAGTACAGAGTGTTCCCGTTGTCACTTGTGAGCCCGCTGCATCAGCGCAGTTTTGCCCACTGGTAAGAGCACTTTCGTTGTAAAGCAGCTCTACAGTCCAACTCTTTCCAGTGGCTCCAGGCACGTTGCTGATAGTCGTGACGCCTCGACATTCCTTGAAGTTTTGTAGTGAAATCCACCACGGCGCATCACCAGTGCCTGGCATCGCTCGATCATCATCAGCACGCCGGCCAATGTAACCCACGGTGCCCGCAGCAATACTGTTGCCCTGGCCGAAGAAGATAGCTCCACCATCGATGGGAGTGGCTGTAACTGTCGGCGCCCCGGTAGGCGTAATGGTAAGGGTAGGAGTAACGGTTTCAGTGGGTGTCGGAGTAAGTGTAGGAGTAGGCGTAGCTGTTAAGGTAGGCGTTGGGGTAGTAGTAGGGATAGCTTCCAAACACTCCCAGCCCCACGTAGTATCTCCCCAATTTGTAGTACCTGGTTGGTCTAAGACAAGGTAGGTACACCCACCTTTTACCGCAGGAACCGACAAGTTGCTGAAGACACAGCTTTTATCACTTGGAGCAAGTGTACATGCTAGCACTTCTGTATAAGAAAGGTCTTCGCAACTCTGCGAGTCCGTTAGGGCGGCAGTGCTATACCCAACATGCAATGTTCGAGAATTTGCCGCGTCTATAGTGCTAAAGGTGACGAAACCTGAACATGTAGTCGTAGCGTAAGGGACAATAGGAAATTGGGTTTTTTGCTCGGCTACTGTCGTTAGATTAGAACCGCCAAGATAAACAAAGTGGTCAGTTTGAATGTTGCTGCCTCCGTTGTTAGCTGACCAAAAAGCAGCGCCAGCTCCATAGGTAGGAACATTGTCTCCACTACAAGTGAGATTATAAGTCTCGTTTTGAGCGCCTGTAACCGCTGTACCCTCATCCATTATATAGCCGAAGCAGTACCCAGCAGGGATGTCTATTGTATTGTCAATAGGGAAGTCACAGCTAAGGTTGGATGGCCCACTAATACCACAGTTATCAGTGTGTGGAGTAGTGTAAGAGAGGTTGCTGCATTGCTGGGTATTTGTAAGAGCGGTTGTACTAACACGTAGGTCTATAGTCCAACCGCCGCCTGGAGGGACACCTACTGCAAACATACCCTTGCAAGCTTCTATAGAGCGGGGAGCGACCCAAAGGTTTCGGTTAGCGGATGAGGCTAACGCTGTGTCTCCGACATAGGTATCAGTCGCTGTGTTGTACGTGACAGCACGACTAAGTTGCATTAGCCCATCGCCACCTGCGTCGTCGCAGGAAAGCATTGCGGTTACGTCTCCTGTGGCAGCTTGTGATGTGCCATTAGCTGTTACTTTGTACTGTAGGCAGGAGTTAGCCGCTGCTCCTACAAGATTCTCGAAGGTAGAAAGATCAGTGGTAAAGTTGCAGCTCTTATTACCTTCGTCTATAGAACAAAGGGTTCCTGTATTAGTGTAGATAGCGAGAGAAGGCGTGTGGCAAGCGTTGGCCGTGATAAGTGGGCTCTCGGCAAAGTTCAGCGACACGTCCCATTGGCCGTTACCGGCGCCGGGAGCGCTTTCTAAGCTGACGGCGCCGTAGCAGTTATCAGGGAATGCCTCGGTGGTCTGCCAGAAGGTGGTATTGGTCGCTTGGGTAGTTGACGCCTCACGACCAGCGTAGAAGGTAGCTGTAAAGTTACCGGATTGCTGGGACCCGTGGAATACAGCTGCGCCATCTGCTACTGACCAAGCGGGCGTGGGGGTGAGAAGTAGTAGCGCTGCCGCTATTAGTGCTTTTAGTTTCATCCACTACCGGCGTTGACCTGTGGTAGGCTTACCAAAAGGGCCACCACTTGCCCATGAAATGGGGTTGAAGAAACCTGGAACACCTGCTGACGTACCTTGCCCTGGCGGCCCATATCTCTGGAGAATACTACCTGGTATTGGCGCTGCTGGCGTTTTGTCAAGTAGCTTTCCACCTGGCGCTGGAGGCGCGTTGGGGACGATGTCGGGCTGTTGTAACATTCCGCCACTAGGAGGAGGAGGGGGAGCTATATCTAGCTGGCGAGTTGTATCAATCGGGCGCCCTCCAATAGGTAAAGGTTGTAGCGTAGGACCAGGCTGAGGCTGGCCAGTAATGCCACCTGGCCCCGGAGGCCGGTCGTATGGTAGCGCACCTGGTCTTGGCTTAGGCGGTGGGACATAATCGGGGCCGCCACCACTAGGCCTAGGGGGAATAAAGGGCTTGGGGCGCCCTGATGTACCAGTAGGGGTAGCTCCAAACACGTTACGAAGGCTTTGGCCTACCTGTCCGCCACCTGACGTTGACTGTATACCTACTCTACTTGATGTTGCCATTAGCTAGTCTCCTTTAGCCTATCCCAGGTGGGTTGTACCTATTGCGCTCGATAGCCTCTTGAGAGCCGGGCTCTGGCGCCCTAGAAGCCTGGGTAACGTTGAACTGACGAGCTTCCTCAGCTAATCTTGCCATCTGCGCTACGAAGCTCATCTGAACAGACTCCGACATTTGCTGATAGCGTGCAGCGTCGATTCGCTGGCTCTGGAACTGGGAGTCTAGCTCGGCTTGCAAGCGCTGGGCCTCAGACTTAGCTCCAGCGTAGGCTTGGTGCGCTTGTGTAGCTAAGCCCATGTGCTCAAGTTGCATCATAGCTTGCTGCGTGTGGTACTGGGCGGTGCGGTCGGCGTTAGCCATGTTTTCTTGCACATTTGCACGATTATACTCGGTGATAAGCTGAGTAGCCGCGCCCTTAGCTATACCGTAGCCTTCTAGGGCCTGTTCTCTAATTGCGGAGCTAGCACTGAAGCCAGCCTGAGCTACAGCCTTCATACGCTCGCTTTCAGCTTGCTTAGCCCTAGCGTTGAAGCCGCCAGTGTAACCTGCTCTAGAAGCGGCTTCGGAGCCCATACGCCGCTGCTCTCCTACCGCAGCAGCGGTCGTCTCACCGGCCAGGGACATAATGTCCTTAAAGCCTTGACTTTCAGTAGGGGCGTTGTACTCCCCGCGAAAGCGGTTGACATCAGCGCCTGCCTCGTCAATACCTTCGCGGCTAGCGGCATAAGTCTGCGGAGGAGGTGCTATCGTAGGGGCCGGGCCTAGGCCACCGAGGTAGTCACCTAGGCTAGGCATTCCTACCTTAGAGCGCTGAGGCGTAGCCCCGCCCTCGAAGGCGCCTCCTCGGGTGAGGTTACTAAGGCTCCCGCCAGGCGCGAAAAGGTTAGCGTTTTTACGGATTTGCTCTGCCTCGGGGCTAGGGCCTCTAGGCGTAGTTGGGACTCTAAATCCAGGTACAGGCATCTTTTACCCCCTACTCTTATACACTACAATTAAAGCATCTGCTACCACTGGTGCTGATCCTACCACAATAGTGCTAGGGTTGTCAAAGCTAAAAAAGTACCCTTCTACAGGCGGGGGATTGTTTGAGCTACGCTCTAATACTATGGTCCTATTACCAGCTGTATCTCCCCATATAACACATACTTGCTGCCCTGCAACCTCGCCGCTGAGGCCAAAAGTCTTGTTGCCGCCGTCGAAGACACCTATTGGAGGGGGGTTGTCAATAGTAAGAACGTCGGCGTCTTGGCGTGGAGTGCCCGCGTTAATAAGCTTTTTGGCAGCGAAGGACAAGGCCCTAGTGTTACCACCGTAGCGTCGGCGCTCCTCGCTAAGGTCAATACCTTGCTCTTTTGCACGAACGAAGACCTTGTTGTGACGTGCTCTTACTATCTCTCTGCTAGTAGTCATTGTGCTTTCTTACTCTGGGCTAAGCGCCTACCAAGCGACTGCCAGATAGCTTCCCAGTGCTCTATGTGGATAGGCTCGTTAGCAGCATGTTCAAGGCGGACAATAAAGGAGCGGCCTTTGACGTTGACTCGGGCGCGCATGCGCCTTGAGCCGGCTCTAGTCACGATTACGTAAGTGCCATCTTCGTTTTCCCACTCACCGACGCTTATACGCCACTTGGAGAGAGTAGATTGTGAGGCATCCCTAAGCGAGAACTGGAACTCCAAAAAGCGCTTCAAGTCTTTTAGGTCATACTCTGCTTTACCTGTACTCTCCTCGTTAAAGGGAATGGGGCCTATTGTAATCATGCGGTAGATTGGGACGTAGGCGTTGTGCAGCCACTCGTCTCGATAAGCCTTGGGGTCAAGGTAGTATACACGGTCTACAATAGCGCAGCAAATCAGGTCATCGCCATTATCATCATCGGTCTGTGTAACGAAGGTGGAGGGAATATCACCAAGGGACCACGCTCCGTGCTGGTTACCAAGCTCCTCATCACCGGGGAGAGGGGAAAGGTCCATGGAGTAAATGAAGTTAGCCCAGCGGTCAGCTATAGCATCAGGGTTAGCACGCTTAGGCCGCTTTGGGATAATGGGCGGCTGGTCTTCGTAGAAGTCTTCGCAGGGTATAAGGTTCATGGTTATATCACAATTATTAGTTAGTCGTAAATTAAACTGGGCACTTGTCAAGAAGACTAGGAGATACACTACATATGTATGTAACACCACATGCTGGATTGGCTGCTATTGCCATAGCTACATAGTCACTAACTGACTGGGGTACTACAACAGCAGTTCCAAAGTTAGAGATACCTCCAACGCCTCTCTGTAATAAAAGATTGAAGTACCAAAAGTAAGGGAATGTCTGATAGTAATAACGTGGTGTTATAGGAAACGAGCAAGTACCCTGTAAAATAAACCTTCTCGACGCATCCCAATAAACGTCGTAAGGCCATAATGAAACCTTCTTTGTACCACCAACCGCACCTACCTGGTCAAAAACCCAGTGTGTTCCTGGGGCACTAGCTGGAGTACCAAATGTCGTATTCACAGTATCAAGTGCCCACCTGCCGTTAATAATAGCTGGCCCTAAACCGCTGATGCTTGTAAGCGTGGTTGTTTGTGGAGTTGATATGAAGTATCCGCCAGGTGGGAACCCGGCTATTGCACGAATACCAAGCTTAAGCCCCGCAACTACATCTGTTACAGGAAGCTCAAGGCGTGTAACGTCAACAAAGTTCTTGCCAACGCCCGCACGCCCTTCTCCGCCCATGTTTATTACTTGCTTACCGTCACTCACCCATCCAATTTGTATTTCTGCACTGAAAGACTCGATATTTGTCTCGAACCATGCTTGATCCTCAGAGTTGTAGAATACAAATAGTGGAAGCTCTAAGGTTTGTTGCTCCGGCCCGCCGCCACCGCCACCATCAATTGGGATAATAGGAACACAGTCCGGATCTTGTGGGTCGCAGTCTGGCTCTAAGGTAATAGGGTCAATGTACTCCTCTATTGGCTCGGGCTTAGGGTCGATCTCAGTAGGATCGTCAGGGGGAAAGCCGTCAGCGCATAGAGTAGGAAGGTCAGATATTTCGATCAGCTCCTCAAAGTAGGCTAGCTGCTCAGCTGTGAGAAGGAGCTTATAAGCCGCGACGGCCTCGGGGTCACAAAGGTCGATAGGAGGAAGGTCAGGCGGTACGGGCGGGTCCGGGGGTTCGTCGCAGAAGACTTCTAGGTCGAGTGAGTTGTAAAAGGAGTCGAAGTAAGCAAGGAGAACTAGTGCTGCCGGAACTGTTACGCCAAGAGCTATAAGTGTGGCACGATAGGCGGCTACAGCGGACTCATCACATATATCAGGAAACTCAGGGTATTCAAATGTGACGCATAGGGCGTTGAGGTCAATTGCAGCGTAGTAAGCATCAAATTCGTCTAGGGAAACGTCGAAGCCAAGCTCCGGAAACTCATCGTCCAAGTCTATCAGCTTCTGCCGGTACTCAGCTACCTCTTCTGGAACACAGAGGTCAGGAAAGTCTGGGAGCTTCGGCCAATCAAACGGAGGGAGGCAGTCATCAACTTCAGGATCGTCACCCTCCTCGTCACAAAGGTCTGTGAACTCAATTGGCGTGTCACAGCGTCCGAAAAGGTGAATGGCTAAGAAACGTGGGGAGAGAGTAGCGCTGTTAGTAGGATTATGTGTAATCCACACCATGTCAACGCCCGTTCGCTCAAGGGCTAAGCTCAAGTCAAACATCTTGGTAAGACCGGACGGTACACCGACGAATGCGTTACTTAGGTCAATCCGGCGTCTAAGTGTCCATTCTCCTGAGTCGGTATCACGAGTCCACATTTCCAGGAGTGGTTGCTCGCCGACTCCGTAGAAGGGGCGTAGCTTTACCTTAGCTCCCCAGAAGTATTCGGGGCGGCGTTGGAAGGTTATTAGACAACCAAGATGGACAGACTCTGTTACTAAGTCAAGTGGTGTAGAAAAGGGGAGGCCCGTAGCAGCTATATCTTCATCTGTTCCCCAAGACGAGGGGCTATCACCTGGTAGGTCTTCATCATAGGTCTCAGTGGCCTCTATAGTATAGTTTATAACAGTGTCGGTTCCTACCCGACGTATGCGGCCCTGACCCATTATCCGTGACCCCAGTAGTGGAATACTCGGCGCTTCCTGTCGAAGGAGGTAGCAGCTCCTAGGCTGAACTTGGCTGCGGCGTATAGGTCGTCTATAGCACCGGTTAATCGGTCAGCTACCAAACCAGCACCGCCCTGGAAGCGGCTGATCCTATAGATACCATCACGCGCAGCAAACAGCAACGCATTTTCTATTTGTAGGATTGTACCAGGGTTGAAGCAGCCTATACCTTGGCGAGATGAAGCTGATGCTAATACTGGTAGCACTTTGTAATCTTCAAAGTTTTCACCTATTACACCGTAGGTAGCGTTAGTCTTAAAAGCTACCAGCCACTCGTGCAAGGAGCAAAGGGCGGTAAGGATATCACCATCACCTGGCGCTACTGGCTGTACATAGTCCTCGGGCCAACCTTCGGGGACCATGTAATCAGCGTTTATGTTGGAGAAGCGGATAAGATTAGGTTCGTCAGCAAAAACGCCCGCTATTTGACCTCGATGTTCTGCTAGGGAAATAGCGGGTGCTGGAGGAGGGGTGTTGACTAGCTCTTCGGCTTGACCCTGGTTTTGGAGCACCACGTCCTTGACGTTTACTTCAATACCAACGCCAATGTCGGCTTCGTCTACAAAGTAGTATGTGCCGCCCCCGGAGATAGTTGAGTAAAGCGCCCACTTAGACACTTGTGGGTCTGTAGCTGTAGGAGAGGGGATTGTGTACTTCTGATTAGCTGCCGCAACTATCGAGCGTGCATCCTCACTGAGGTCAGACTCATGGGAGTCAGACTTAAAGGTCTGCTTGTAAAGACGTGTGCCAGCTGATATATTACCAGCAGTATGAGCACCCTCAGCTGATACTTTAGCGGGCGCTGTTAGCCCCATCTTCGTCAAGCGTGTACCGTCGAACTTCAGGTTCTGGTTTACACCGTCGAAGATATAAGTGTGGTTAAGCCCAGCTGAGAGCGCTAAGAATTTGACTACACCCCCGTCTGGTACTTCAGTACGAGTCTGGTCAGCTACTGGTAGATAGGTTAAGGGTAGAAGCTGAGGGTCTCCAAACTGGATACAAGAGTAGATTTTACCGTCCTTGCCAGCGTAGAGGAGTATACGGGAGCCGTCCTCTCTAATGTGCCAGGCTAGCCCAACGCAAGGAGTAGGGAAGTCAGCGCCGTGGAAGGGGCGCAGCCCAGGACGAGACTCAACTACGCCGCCAGGAAACTGGACGTTTAGGGCCTCGTCTAGAAAGCCAGGCGAGCGACCCCTAGGACTCTTCCGTTGGAGCATCCCACGGAAGAATGAGTCCATTCGTTGAGATGCGCTGGGCACAAGCGGCTAGACTCCAAAGGTCCTAGGGCTTACATCATTAGCACTATCTATAAAGCTTAACGTTACTTCAGTAGCGGCTCCACCAGCAACAATACAAGTTAATCCCCTATTAAATCCTAATTCAAGACTACTTACCTCTTTTACTACCGAGATGTCTAGTGTAAACATTTGGGTCGTAGGATCAGTAGTACCGCCAGCGGGAGTGTCATAAAACTTAGCAGTAGTCCCAGTATTAACTACTCCGCAGATAACAGCGCTAAGCGTGCCCGCCCCAGCCGCGCATATTACCGCAGTCTGCGCTCCTATAATATGCGCGTAGTTACGCTCGCCATAAGCACGTTCTACTCGCCTACCAACAGGGCCGATTAAAAGTGATGCCATTATTTATTCCCCCTTAAAGTTCTTCCTCTAGGTAACCTTCTACCGGCTCCTCATCCCTAGTCTGTTTAGGATGAGCGGCTCGTGATACCAACTCTTTCTTCGTAACCCAACTCTGAGCTAAGCTAGGGTATTGCTCGGATAGATTATGCTTGTGAACGGCTATATAGCAGCTGTAGGCTAGCACGGCATCAATCATCAGGGTAGTCATACCAGTGCCGTCGAAAGTACCAAGGTACGCTAGAGTAACAGGGCATGCCACGTAAGCAAGATGAGTCTCTACAGCTGATGTGTAACTAAAGCGGGGAGCTATCAAGATATAAGGCTCATCGGGGCCATAGATTACGTCATAGCGGTAGCTCTGGACGCCTACTGTGCTATTGGTGTCAAACGCTCCGTTGCGGAAGACTCGCTGTGTAACGTTGGCGTACTCTAGGGTTACATCCTCATTGTTCACTGGCTCAAGAACTAGCAGCTGATGAAAGTCAGGTGGGAGTAGGAGGCGAGAGCGGTTAATTGCTAGCTGAAGGAGGGAGGTGTTATAACTCACGCCCCCAATAGTTATAACACCATCCGTAGACGACAGCTCACGAACAAACCAGTTTTGCTGATTCTCGCGCGCAGTCTGCCAGACCTCACGAACACCCTCGTTTAGATACTCAAGGAGTTCGCTGCGACTCCAAAACGTGCCCTCGCCTGTTTCGCTGTCAAGGCGCTTCCTAATACGTTGGAGCAAGCTTACGACGGTTTCAGTAGAGTACATTAGGCTAGTCCTTGGGCAGTACGCGGCACTGCCACTCGACGCCCTTCATCCCAAGCCAGCTTATCATACAAATCAGCACCCGCGCCCGAGTGCTCAAATGTATTAGATCGTCTAACACCCTGACGCTCAGCCTCTTCTCTTTCTTCAATTCGTGCTGCAAGCCGTGTAGCACGGGTTAGAGCGTCACCGGGGCCTAGGTCCATGTAGTCTGGGTCCTGAGAACGAAGGTAGGCAACCAAGCGGTCTGCGTGTGGTAGGCGCTTAGGTTCGTACTGACCTACAAGGTAGAAGCCATCTCGCATTCGGATAAAGGTGTCGATAGCTTCACGAGGATACTGATCGGGGTTTATATCAGCACGCCTGTAGTTAGCCTTACGCTCTAACAGCCACTTTTCTTTTGAACTAGACCAGCGCATTCTACAATCGGGATAAGCCCGTTGGAGAATCTTGTTGTAATTAGGTGGTAAGTTCATGACTAACCTTAGGCTACACCAGCCATATCTTTGACAGCCGAATCAATCTCGGCATCAGAGACAGACTGTACAGCTTCAGCGATCTCCTCAGCAGCATGTTTGATGATGGCACTTGACACGGCCTGTTGAGCCTGCCGCTCATTTCGAGTCACGTTATCCACGGCACCGGTGGCCGATGGGTTTAAGTAGACTCGACGCATAGTCTTCCCGGTAGTAGGGTCAACACGGTTCAAGCTAGGCATGTTCTCCACGTCCAGGAGTTCTTTTCGATTTATATCAACCGAGGTCAAGTCTGACTCATCCGTTGAGCCACCAAGGATACAAAGCTTGTAGTGGTAGGATGCGGGGATAGGCGGGTCTTGATTCTCATCGCCGGGGTTAAAGCGATAAAGACTCTTGTTGAGAAGCCACTCCGCAATAGGGCGGGCAATGTTTACTACCTCGCCTGGTTTAAACTCAAGGTGTTTACCGTCATAGGTAAGATGTACAGCTCTATCTATTACACGATTCTTCAACTGTACAATGTTCATCAACTCGCCAATTTGCATAACCGTCTCGCTTTCTGTCCTCTGCTAGGACTACCGTCAAAGGTAAAGCAGCCCCCTCTCCCGTTGACGGCTGGACGGGAGAGGGGGACAGGGCGTCACCTACCATGCTAGCTAGGTAGGGGATTCCCAGGATTAACCATAAGAAGCGCTAGGGAGGTTAGCGTCGTCAGTGTTAATCAAGCTATCACCCCAAAGCACAACAACGGTAGGGCGTACAGTAGTAGCCGCTGGCGTCGAGTTGTCAGCAAGCTTAGCATCAACCTCAAGGTCAGTAGCATACGGAATACCAACACCATCAGCCCCGCCGTAGAAGTACACTTCTGCATAACCACCGGAAGGAACCGTTGTCTGAGCGATAGTAATGTTATTATCGGTGAACCATACTCTACTCAGTGCAGTTCCACCAACGATCCACGCTCCGTACAACCTACCAACACCGGAGGCATCAACATCAACGTTTGAATCAACCAGGGTAAGGGAAGCAATCTGGATGTCGGGAACCTTAACCCCATTCCCTTGAAGGTTCTCAATGGCCTGGATAAGACCACGGAGTCCGTGAACGGGAATACGACCAAGTGTTAAGGCATGCTTCTGGTAAAGCTCTTCTTTAACTTTGCTTCTAAGCGACATTTGTTTTCTCCTCTCTGATTAGGAACGACGGCGGGAGGCCCATCCCCCCGCCGACGCCACTATGTTAGTTACCTGACGTGAGCAACCACGACAGTCGTGTTAATACCGTCTAAGCGTCCCAATGCCAACGGCTTTCCGTGGCAGCGGTTGTAGAACATACGAGCATACGCCGTGAAAGCATCCACGCCGTAAACCTGCTTCAGAACTGCTCCGGACTCGCTGGCCCACTCGAACTCAGTGTTCGGGAAGTTCACCGCTTCCGTCCAGTCCATGTCAAACCAGATGCGATAAGGAGCATCCTTGTCTACGCAGAGGGGAACGCCGCCACATTCCGGCCTGTTCGCCTCTCCACGAGCATTGCCCTTGAACCCAACGTCATTATCCGCAGCCCCGCCAGAACTGATAAACTGACGGTTTGCCACGGTGAGCGCCAGATATGAGCGCCGGGTGCTGTGGTGCATCCAGGACTCGGTTGCAACACCCTTTCCAATTTGATCGACGACATCCCGCATTTGCTGAATAACGTCGAGGTTCAGTGCGCCAACAGCAGGGAATACAGTAGAGCGAGCTAGCGACTGAGTAGTACGGTTGAATCCGAAGTAGTCGTTGATGTACGTGCCATCATCACACATACCAAGCAATCCCATAGGATCGGTAAGGTATGACACGTCGGCTACGACGGCGGTAGTAAGAGTAGGAGACCGGACTATAATTGCGTTGTCCGGACATTCTGCGGCTGAAAGGGCAGAGCTAAGGGTAACACTAGCGCCGTTAGCCGCAATAGACACTACCTCACGAGAGACACAGGCGGTAGAGGCAGTAGTTGGGATAATAGCGATTCGCATCCCGGGCTGCAAGAAGCGAGCGCCGTTGATGGTGCCAGCGATACCCATAGGGCTGTCAACGTTAAGGGTAGTAGTATCATCTCCAGCAGCGCTAGCTAGTGCGAGAATGCCACGGCCATCGGCCCAAGCAATCTCGTTATGGTAGTCGAAGAATGACTCCTTGAAGCGATCCATCTCAAAGTCGAGGGCGCGGGCGAATGAGCCCTTGTCCGAACGAGCAATCTTGATGGTAGGAGCATCGATGCCGATGGAACCCCACGTAAAACGGATCGGGACTTCCATGTCGGCAGCCGGGGTGTGCTGCGGGTTGGGGAGAGGACCACCAGGACGACCCGAGCCGAACGCCTGAGTACGACCAGTGATGAGAGGCCACTTGATAACTTCTCGGCCTTCCCAGGTCTCTTTAGGCGCTCTCTTAAACCTATTGTAGAGCGCGATCTCGTTGTTCATCAGGTTAAGTACCATAGAACGGTACACCTGCTTGAGCATCGAGGCGAAATTAGTTAGTGACTGTGCCACGATTGTTCTCCTTTAGCTAGTATTAAGCCCTGTCCTCGCTGGGGAGCGAAGAACGATAGCGATTCCGCGCTTCCCTCCACCATTCAGTAAGAGCGGGGCCAGATAACTCTTTTGGTGGTGTAAGGTCAAATACAGGTTCGGGTGCCTCCGCGACAGAGCCACGGTTGCTCCCTCCGCTGAGTAAGGCCTCGCGGTTACGTTGGATGCGTTCAAGCGGTTTCGCTCCTTGCGTTTTTAAGATAGGATTTGCAAAGGATGTACGAACCCGAGCAAACGCTTCCTCGATTGCTGCTTTTTGTGTTGATGGCCGCTTGTAGCGGGCAAGCAGTTCAGCATCCTCCTCCAACTCACTTCCTATAGCCCGTTCCCAACGGAGCAACTGGGTATCCGTTTCGGGCTTTACGTCGTGTGACTCTAGCTCCTCACGAATATACGCAACACCTTGCATTGCGTACTGCTCCTTTATGAGTTCGTCTCGTTCTCGGTTAGAACGAGCACTGCTAAGGACCTCATCACCCTCTTCACCGTAGGCCTCGGCAATAGTAGCCCTTACAGCCCTACGTCTTTCCTCCGCTTGCATGCCCTCGGGGGTACGTCTTCGTGCCTCCTCAAGCATCCTCTTTGCATCTTCATCTCGCTTCTTGTAGGCTGCTAGCTCCGCTGCGAGTGCGTCACGCTCTGCGGCATCTGCACGAGCCTTGTCACGCTGTTTAGCTAGTTTAGCTGTACGCTTTCGGAGCCCCTTGATAATGCGCTCAGGGTCGGCTTCGCCCTTATCGTCGGCGGCACGTTTGCCTTCCCCGTCGTCACTATCTTCGTCGCCGGCCTCACCGGCTTCGAGGTCTTCCTCACTACGCTCACCAGCGCTCTCTTCACCCTCTTTAGGGTCGAGTTCGTTACCGTCTTCGTCTTTGTCCATTTGCCGTCTCCTTTTTTAGTATGGTGCTGGTCCTAGGTCGGAAAGGTTCTGCATTTCCCTTCCTACCTCTTCTAGACGTTTCTCTGAAGCCTTTAGCTTAGCTTGCAGTTGATAGAAGGGATCGGTTGAGATGATCGCTTCTATCTCGGGGCTAAGCTTACTTTCTACCACTGGAGGGTCTGGTGCCTCACGCTCAAGCTTCAAGTTGCTTAGGTATGAACCAAGTGGCATATTAAGTGGCTGTGGCTGTCGGTGTCGGCGTTAAGGTTGGTGTGGGGCTTGCAGTACCAAACACCGGGGAGCTAAGGGTGTAAACCAGTGTAAAGTCGTCGCTGGAATTACACAAGTAAACGTTGCCATTAGGGTCGGCTACAGCACATGGGCTGGCGCAAGGGCAGGCGGGTGCTGCCGAAGGCTGAGGCAGATTTTGAAAGTATGGAACGTCCGGCTGCGCTGTAGCAGTAGCCATAGGCTCTCCTACAATGCGGACAGGACCAGCGCCGTAAGCAAACGGAACCAGTAGGAGCATAGTGTACAGAGCTAAGAACGATTTGATTCTCATTGTGCTCCTCCGTTACGGCTTTGTGGTATTAACAATAAGCCCGTTACCATCCGCGTTGGGTCGAATGTAAACGGTCTGACTATTGGTATTGATGAGAGCTAAATAGGTAATTAGTGTATCGGTCTCGCCCCTGCCAACAATGGCGACAACACCCTTCTCATCAGAATAGAGCTTAATCGTCCCATCAACGCCATCGCCCATCTCTTTGTGCTCACGCCGGTTCATGCCAGTCAACTTGGCAGCCAGCGTGTCATTCGTTACAATTGTAAGTGACATAACTATCTCCTCTTCTTGTGGTCTGCGACCTTCTTTAGTTTGTCTCCGGGCTTAGCGTTGCGTTTATTGGCAGTAGCGTAGAAGACGTTCTTGCCTTTCTTCTCGCCGTACTCTTTCATCATAGAGGTCATAACTTTCGAGCCATGGCCCCCATAATACTTATCAATCGGCATACGCTCCCTTGTACGCTAGCGCAAATCACTTGCTTTGTCAAGCCCCTTGTTGCTGTTTATTTTGCTCCTGCTTCTCGCCGCCTGGTGCCGTCTGTTGCCCCTGCTGAGGCTGTTGTGCCATCTGCTGCATTTGGAAGATTTGGTTGTGAACACGGTAGTGCATGGTACGGAACGCTTCTTGCACTGAGAGTGGAAGTGCTTGATATTCCTCGCTTAAACAGAAGTTACGGTGCCGTACAATGTGGAGAACGTGGTTGTCGAAGTCGGGGTCCACGGCCACCGGGAGGGTTAAAGCCGGGTCTTCCGGGTCTACGTTAGGAAGTAGCTCGCCAGTGCTAAAGTCGTAGAACTGCCTAGCCCAAGCTATTAAGGCGTCGTGCTCACGGGCTATCTGGTTGTCATCGGCCTGGTAGCCTTCCATTAGCTCAACAGCCCCTATAGCGCGTGCGTATTTGACACGAACGTCAGGATCTTGCAAATCTGCAAGACCCAAGGAGGCCATCTGTTCGTAGGCTGCCCGGCGTTGGAGAAGGGTTTTAGGGACAAGGGAGCCGGCTTCTATGCGAATGTCTACGCCACCACGTAGCTCGGCAAGAGCGATCTTTTTGAAGGACCAGCGGGCCTCTTCACCCTTGATTGAGTAGTATAGTTCTTCTGGCGCAAAGTTACGAAATATGTAAAATAGCTGCTTAGCGGCTTCGGCCCATGATAGCCCCCAACGCTTAAAGGTCGGGCCGAGCTGCTGCTGCTGCTGCTCAATGATAGTGTTTATAAAAACGGCTGAGTCGGCTCTAGGGAACTTCTCAGCTAAGTCGCCGATGGAGATGATGTCGTCCATCGTTTTGTCGATCTGGGCCAAGCGTTCGGCAAAGGTAGTTGGGAGACGAGCGCCCTCTATACGCTGGGGGGTGCCGCCGCCTGCTGAGTTAGCGGTGTAACGGATAACAATGCCTTCTGTACCGCTAATGGTAGACACGTCGGCGTTCTCAGGAATAGCCCAGACGCCGTTGGCAGAGCGGGCAAAGTAGAGGAGGATATGAGAGATTAGACGGTTTCGCTGGCGTTGGGGCTCCTTCAAGGAGTTAGCAGGCGTGGTACAGAGAAGAGCGCCGGGAACCTCATCGCACCCAAAGTGCGTGACTGGAATAAAGACTCGACCGCGCTTCTCTACTGTGCCATCGTGGAAGGGGAGCCTCTTAGCTTCAAGGACTTCCTCGTCATCATGGACTATACGGGCAAGCTGTCCTTCAGGGAAGGCCCTAGAGGGGAGCATTAAGAGGTCGTCAACTACAACTGAGTTGGAATACTGAGCACTAGAGCCTAAGACACCTACTAAAGCGGGTTGTAAACGGATTATGTTTTGGAGCATGGTAAGGCCGAGGTCAGAAGTACCAGATGAGCCGGTGTCATGGTCACGCTTCTTAGCACTAGGGTAGTGCTCATTAAGCCATTCGAGGGTTCGGAGCTTGCGTAGGATGAGAACTGGCTGCTTAACCATGTCGGGGATAGTGTAATCGACAAGTAGCTCAAAAGGTGAAGCAAGCTCGGCGGTTACCTCGCCTTGGGGCTCGAACTTATCACCAACCTTAATCTGTGGCCCGCCGTCGGGGTCGAAACCACTTACAAGCCAAGCATTACCAAAGAGAACTGTCTGGTAAGAGAGGCGTAAGCGGATAAGCTCTATCTTTATAATATCTTCGATGTAACGAAGAACAACACGAGCATTATCAGCGGTGATGCGGTCGTCTTCTTTCTCGGAGCCGGGGGCAAAGGTAAGGGAGGGCTCGACTGCACCCAAGCGTGAAATCACCTTCATAAGCTTTGGTTTGTACAAGTTCTCGACGGGGCGCGGGGCACCACGAGTTGTGTTGGAACGAAGGAATGTATGCTCAGTGCTATCCCAGCGAATCCACTGGTGGTCAAGCCACATAAGAGCGTTTTCGTATGCGTTGCGTAGTACAGCTTCACGCCCTTTGGATAAGCGGTCTAGCGCCTTCTTATAAGCGTCTAGAACTTTCTTATTGTCAGACATTAGTTATCCTTCTGCCGTCGCAACATCTTCGGATGCGAATAAGCTGGCCTCCCGTGGCGTTTTAAAAGTGCCGTTAGGGTGCCCAAAGGGTAGCTCCTCAGTAGGATCGGGGATAGAGGCTAGGGCTTGGGTAGTACGGACAGAGCGTTCAGCCCGTTCTACCTCGTCCTGCTTACCAGCTAAGGTAATAGCACGGAGGCCCATATGCTGAAGGAGAAGGTCAGCAGCAGCATCAGCACGAGCTTGCTGCTTTTCACGCTCTTGCCTAGCGTCGGCCAGGTCCTCACGGGTCAAGGCTAAAGCTCGCTCAAATGCTTCGACTGCCTTTGCATAACCTGCTTCAAAACCGCTTGCATAGCCAAATCTCATTGTAAAACCCCCCAAGCTTCGTTAGGCACTAGTCCAGTCATATAGTCTTCATCATCATAGTCATCCATTGACACCCCTTTCAAGATGTCATCGCCTATGAGCATACCTTTACTCTTTTTACGTTCCCAAGCTACAGCTTCGGCTCGGGAGTTGGGGTCGAGACTAGACCAGCGCGCATCACGTTTTATGGCGTTAAGGGCGCTGTCAAGTTGCCTAGAACGGTCTTTGCCAGGCGGGTAGACTAGGGGAACAGCAGCTGAAAGAGCGTCGCTTGCATCGTCGTTCTCGGCTGATTCTCCGTCTAGGAGTTCACCTTCAAGCTCAACTATACCTTGTGTAATCTCGGGCTGGTCAGCTAGGCGATGGAGAATAAAACCGTTGGAATAGTTGGGGATTAGACCACGAATGCGGGTAGGCTTGGAAGCGTGGCCGCCAGCCCATGGTTCAAGTGAGAACTTGGGCTTACCCTCTCGCCAGTCACGGACAAACAGGTGGTAGAAAAGGCGCTGAGCAGCGACTTGCTCAATAGCTACGAACTTGGGTTGCCAGACGGCTACTAGCTCGTGTGTCTTGAGGAGGAACTGATCTACGTTACAGCGCCAGCGGATGACTCGGGGGATGTACCAGTAGTTATCAGGGGAAACGCAGACTACAACCCAAGCAGCGAAGTCGCCTTGGCGTCTAACCTCTACGTTGGTGTTAAGGCTAGCACGGGAGCCTGGCGGGTCTATAACGTTGGGGTCGATCAGGATGAAGGTATTACACTCCGCGACACGGACTGACTTGCCAGTTTCCTTCTCGTCACGATCTACTTCTAGGAACTTGCCGGCTTTCATTGTAAAGTAGCGGAACCACTCTTTCTTAAAGCCTATGCGGTCTTCATCGGCTGGGTAACATTCGTATTGGCAGGAGAAAAACCAGGCGTTTCTACGCTTCATACCCTCAGCGTAAACCGTGTACTCCTTGAGAGAAGTACCCTCTGGTAAACCTCGCTCTATATCCGCTTCTTTGTAAGTGAAGATAGGAGCCCCAGCAGCGTCACGCCAAGGAATCCTAACGACCAAGGCATCTTTCCAGCCACGGGTTATGTGAACGATAGGATCGTAAAAGGCCCAAGGCGTGCCTACGTAGCGACGTTCGCCTAAAGCAACTGAGTGGTAAAGGGGGTCAAGTGCATCTAGCTCACGAACTACCTTGTCTACTTGGGGGCGGCTTAGCTCTTCTACCATCAAGTCGTCAAGTAGCTGAATGGTATGGTGGCCACCGACAACACGGGAGCCTATACCACGAGCTTTGATTGATGGGTCGGAGTAAGCACCACGTCTGATGAGGGTTAAGTCGTTAGTAGTCCACTTGGTACGGTCGCTGGGCTTAGGGATCATGTCACCATAGCATTGGAGGAAGAGTTCGCCGTGCCTACCACCGCCCTCGAACGTGGTACGGATGTAGTTCATGATTGTACCGGCGAAGTCGTAGGTGGAAGTGTAGATGAGGATACGCTCTTCTGGGTCCTTCGCAAGGCGGTACATACAGTAAGCTTGTGTGAGTAGTGTGGTCTTTAAGTGCGCTCGTGCAAAGACGCCTAAACGGAAGCGGCCAAAGCGTTTGCCAGTGCTTGGGTCGCGGTAGCCGTTGGGCGCTGACCAAGCCCAAGCTACGGGGCCGTGGAGCGGCCATTCGAGCCACGTAACGCCAGCTATATACTTGGCAAAGTAGTAGAAGTCTTGCTTGCCGCGAAGGCGCTTGTACTCAATGAAGTCAGCACCTTCTAGGACTTTACCCTCCTTCTGAAGCGCGTCCCGACGCCCTTGAAGCTCACATAAGCGCTCACCCTTTAGCCAGTAGCGATAAGGAGGGGGTGACGGGAATGTGAAGTAGTTGTCTTCACCAGGACGTGGGGGTTTGAACGTAAAGCTCATTAGTCACTAGTATATATAGTGATACCGTTGCTAAGCAGCATATTCTCTTGCTTAGTAGGAGGGGCGCCCGTCGCAAGCTTGGGGGTCTTACGACGGGCGCGTGCTCGACGCACTCGGGCGCGGGTCAAAGGCGTCGAGGGACGAAGTTCGGGTAGGCGTTTAGGCTTCCGCATTCGTAGGGGTTATGTCTATAGTTCTTGAGGCTGCTTCGGCTTCGGCGTCATCGGCAGCAACACGTTTCATCTCGGCATGAATATGACCGACGCTGATGTTGATTATGGGGCGGACAGCGTGCTCAGGCTCGGTTAGGCCGAGGCCTTTGGACACTTTTTCCGTGGCCCACATAGCTTTATCATCATCTTTAAACTCCCCCTTATCTGCACGATCCTCTATCGGGTTGCGGATAAAGCAAGTACGGTAGTAAGCTAGTGCGTCAGGGGCAAAGCTGGCAAATTCCTGCTTGGCGTTGTGGACTACTTTGTCGATTGCTAGCTGATCTTCGCCAACCGCCAGCTTATCAAGATGGGCGCAGTAGGTTTTGTACACGCCCCTACGTACAAACTGCTCTACCAGCGCCGAGCTTACGCCAATAGTTCTAGCGACTTGGTGCAGCGTCTTACCTTGACCCTGCAAAGTTCGGATCTGCCGCGCTAACTCGTACCGCTCCTTTTCCCTGGTTGTAAGGGTGTCGCTTTGCAGCCGTTTTTCTAGCCCTGAAACCCGCACAGCTGCTACCATGGCACATGCTAAGGCATTTGTCAAGCCCCAAACGCACTAATCTCCGCTCAATCGCCGCTTTCCTTGCTCTCAATCGCCGCAATTTACAATTTTTAGCTAGTTTAGCGATGAAACCAAAAATTGAGTGAGCTATTTGGGAGGGTGTATATATATAGAGGCCAGGAGTCCCGTAAGGGGGTCACTGGCATGCGCGCGTGCGTGTGTGTGCGCCCGCGTGCGCGCGATGCAAGCCGCATGCCACTCGGTTGGCACCGCGCTTGCTAATCCATAAATCGTACCGCGCCTATGCACGGCTGCTGTGCGCATTGCTGTGCGCTTTGCAATGTGTTGCAAAATTGCCATACGACAAACTTGTGCCATGCCCGCTTTCCCCAGCAAATCCGCGTACTTGGCCTCGATGCTGTGCGCTTTGCGCGACGAACTCGTGCCAGCCTGCGGGGTGTGGCATTTGGCGACAACGCAGCAATTTCGCGCACTTAGCGCCTGGCACGCCGATCGCATCTGATCGGGCTCGGCGGCGGCCATGCCTGAATAAGTATGGCATGACGCCCACGCTCTTTGGGACATAGAGAACATCTGGCGGCGTGTTATGCGAGACACGCAAAAGCGGAGGTTAGTATGGACGAACTGCAAGCTGCTTTAGCCAGGATCAAGGCATTAGAGAATGACAACGCTGCGCTAGTTGACAAAGCAAAGCGTCAAGCTAATGCCAGAATCATGGCAAAAGTAAGCACGAAAGGCGCGGTCAGTGTGTATGGCTTGGGACGCTTTCCACTGACACTGTATGCCACGCAATGGCGCAGGCTAGCAGACTACTTGCCAAGTGTCATGGAGTTCATCGAGTCAGAACCTGAAGGAATCGTGCTTGAAAAGCCAGCTGTTGAAGCAGACAAGTAGCAGCGCATCCAGCATGGTGCGTGCTCAGGAAAGAGCACGTACCGCGATGGATGAGGAGATGTTATGGCAGATGACATGACCATGATAATACTACTGTTTATGGCGCTTGCTGCGCTAAGTTACGCCTTTAGCAAGTAGCAAGGAAAATGCTATGCTAGACCATACGCATGTAGAGCTAGATCCTGCTAAGCAGTGTGACGTGTGTTATATGCCATGGGAGCACAAGGTATATGTTGAAGAACATGGCAAACGCTATGAGGCACGCTACTGCATAGCGCACTACACTGTCCACTGGCTGACTAACATGTCAGACTTAGAAGATAGGGAGTAGGCTATAGCATAGACTCTACACGCACAATGCCTATGCGCTTTGCTAGGTTCGTCGCGTTCTCCGGCAAGGCGTATGCTACTCCAAGTAGCATGGCATAGTTTGTAGAGTCTATAGTACAGCTTAGTAAGATGACTAACACTGCACAAGCTATAGTGCAGCGTAGGCGTCTGCGCGGGAACATGACAAGATACATAGCAGATAGAGAAATGACCCTGGGCAGGTGTGAAGCGACGCCGAGCGTGGCGCCAGACTGGCCGCAGAACGAACGCAGCGGGCTCATGGCGCGCGTGTCCGTCCTGGCGCAGGCCAAGCCCTATGCCGCAGCTGAAAACGCCGCAAATGGCGATTGTGAGCGATTAAAGGCCAAAAACGCAGATGCTATGTCGGATGATATGGAGACTACAGCACTAAACGTGCGGTACATACGCCACTGCGGTATGATAGAAACAGCGGAAGGAAAAGCTAGATTGTGGCATATGGCTATGGCGCGTGGCCTGTACTCTATCCTAGTCGAGCGTGCCTTAGCTGGTGATGACAAAGCAGCGTATGGCGCGCCACACTGGCTATTGTACAGCAACGAACAAATGAAGCAAATGGCGTAATGGACTATATGGAAGACTCTAAAAGAGTACCAAAGCTGCCGCTAAAACCTAACCGGCGCGTCATTCCTGACAAAATACGATTGTCAGAACTAAGAACGCAAAAAGCGAAAGGTATAGTCGTACTATACCGGTGTAAGAACGTGTTTGGCACCGCCCAGCCTTTCTCAGCTATTGTACAATCGCAACGCTTAATACAATCGGCTATAGCACACTTATCACAAGAAGGCGTGCCTCTATCAGAAGAGCTAATCGCAAGGCCATGTCCAGTAAGGCCTAGGCATGGCTTCGTCGATTCAAGGCCGGTCAAAACATACGAAGAAGTCCTCAGTACCTGGAAAGAAACGAAGCAGCATGACCCGCAAGGCGAATTAGTATTGCAACCGTTAATACAAGCTGATGCTAGTGCGGTACTAACACCTACTGCACTAGGCATCGGTCCTGGTAGGGAAGGTGCTACTAGCGGAACTAAAGCTTGGACAATTTCCCTACCCGCGCCAAAGCCAGCTAGTTACTCATACCTAGATAATTTCGGTGGTCATGTACAAAGCCGGGATGCTTTGCCCACTCATTTGCTAGAATGCGCGGGTATACCAGAACACGAAGCCCCTTATATGGAATTTGTAAGAGACTTCAATAATATGCAATGGCTTGTCCAGCTACGAGCGGGGCCACGTACTAGCGGAAAGTCTGATATAATTCCCTACGATAACTATAAGGTAACTAAAGTACGTAGTATAACAAGCCATAGCACCTCACTTATAGAGTGGGAGAACGAAACCGCAACGCTGCCAAAAGGTACGGCTGTATATCACGCAGGCGGTACAGTAGTGTCTCATTTTGCCATGCACTGTTTAGCTAACAACATAGCATACATTACTTCACATATACCACACGTTGGTGAAGTGTTACATACTACAGAAGCGCTCACTACGGATGGTATAGCTGAGTGTTCAGACGCGATGCGGCAAGGTGTCTTACGCGGTTTTAACACTAGCGATTGGTATGGCCCAATAAACGAAGTAACAGAGTTTTGGAAGGAATGGACGGCCAGTAGGCGTCTACATTCAACCTTGGCATTTGCCCTATTTGGTATACACAATTATGGAGCCGACCACGGGACAATTGGAAGCTACATAACTGGCGCAGCATGCGCTAACCTATGGCGCTTATTGGCAATCGTATGTTGTGGGGAGTATAGGCATAGTTCCTACTATGAGGGTATAAACATACATAGAGGCAGGGAAATGAGCGAGATAACAGGTAGGGATAAAGTTTTTGCATACTTGTGGTACTTACCGCCAGAGCTGCTAAATGAGATACTGACTAAGGCAGCATATTCGTTTCTTAACAATGTATGGCATCGTAGTTATGGCGGGCTACAGTGGGGTCATTGTGCTTATTCGGCATTACGATTAGGTAATGCGCTAGCGAGGTTTTATACAAAGCCTACGCCTCATAATAAAAGGCGCCTGCTACAAGTGGCCCACTATACGGTAAATATAGTGCATAATAACGGCTGGGTTTTTAATAAGTTTGCAGACGGGAATCTAGCAGATAAGGCCGCAAATGCTAGTAGGCTATTTCTAGTAAATCATGTACTATCTCCGTTACAAGAGCTACAGCGTCTTAGTACAAAACCACTGGAAGTGTTGAAATTCACAGATGCTAGGGATATAGTAGGCTGGCGCAGTGACATTACATACCAGTTAAGAAAGAGGGCACGTGGGAAATGGACTTTGAAGCCTTGGCTAGAGTATACCGCTGAGGTTGGCAACTTAGCCATGGCGCTGGGATACGGCTTGGCCTACAGGCCCAAAGGTACGATAGCAAAAGCTTCAGAAGAAGCTAACAAAGTATCATTCATCCACTATACAGCTAATAAGTCTGAGTTAGAGTTACCAACTGAGCTAACGTTCCTGCAATGCTGTATACGCGCTCCTGGCCTTATACATTTCCAGGCCAAGTTTAAACCCGGATGCCTTGATACCAAACAGCCTAGCTCATGTTACTACAAATTCAGTGTAGATTATAACAACGTGTTTACGTCTTGCGACTTGACGCACGCTAACTTTAGGCAGCTAGTTGAAGCTAAATGCAAAGACGAGTTGTATAGCGCTCATAGCTATGCTGGCACACTAACACGATACTGGGTTTTTAGGTACGACGATTCGATAAGCGTAAAAGTAGATATGAGCACACTTCCTAAGTGTATAGAGATATACTTAGCTCTTTCAGACCCGCTCGTTCCCGCTGCGCCGTGGGAACTTATCGGCTACCGGATACCAAAGGAGGAACTAATCTATGTCAAGCAAGCGTAATAAAAGCAGATACCTACCAGGTTGTGAGAGCAGGTATAATGATATACTAAACGATGACGAGTATGACTTTGTAAGTGGTAAGTATAAGCCCGATGAGCTAGCACACGCACGAGCGTATAACCCAGTTAGTCAAACTGGTTTTGTGCCAGGCACAGCTGCTATACCTTACAAAAGGTGTAGCCACGACGGACAATCTAAACCAATTATCATAGGCAATGTAAGAGTCACGGGCGCAACAGGTAGTTGCCTAGATATGTTTGCTGGTCTAAACATAGTTATCGATGCAGGCGGAAGTGTATCGATGACCAAACGGCCATTCATAAAAAGCGGCCCAGCTAATATCACTAAGCTTGAACTTCCTGGCCTGCAACCTTGTCCAGTTGTTAGATTAGACTGGCCAGATCGTCAAGCCCCGCCAGTCCCTGCTTCTTGGTGGACATCGTTACTAAAAACTTTAGATGCCAGCTATTCGCGCGTCGTGTGCGCGTGTATCGGTGGTCATGGCAGGACGGGTACTATGTTAGCTGCCTTGCTGCTAGCTGGATGTAATGAGCTAACCCCTGAAGACGCAGTGGCTTTAGTAAAAGAGATACACTGTGATAAAGCTGTGGAAGCTAGCTCACAATTTCGGTATCTTGCGACGCTAAGACCAGAGTGGACTCCAACCAAAGCATACAAGCAGAACATGGAGGAAACAAGCCAATGGTACAACCGTGAATTAGCTACGGGATGAGGCGGCGAGTAGGTTATGAAAACCGGGCAAATAAGCCCCAAAACAAAGAAGGAGAAACGGTTATGTTGATAAGTTACATTCAGGCTAGAGTTTTTGCGCCTGGCGTCATAAGGCTCCAAGCGACGGGTCCTGCATTCCCGTTAGGGTATGCATCCGGTAACATTAAGACCGAATCGGCCACTATACAAAGGCTTATTCAGGAGCGTTCATTCGTGCCAAGCATGAGAGCTACTACTGGGAAGCTCTACGCTCCGCTTGGAGTCTTGGATAGTGACCAAACAATCTGCTTACTTGACCCTGATACTGGGTATGAAGACAGGGTGTTGTTTTCAATGAAAGAGGTTCTTAGTGTACTCAAGGCCCCAGTTCCAGCTTACGACGCTAGCGATAAGGACCTAGTGGAAGCACACGTCAAGGTGACACTCAATACAGCTAAGGCAGGACCGCTCAAGCCAAACCTGGAAGTGGAAGACAAGGACCCAGCTGTGTATGATAATGAGGATAATGACAATGATGAGGAAGACCCCGTGTCTATTGCTTTGATGGGCCTTCAGCAAGCAGTTAGCGTACTTGCGAGTGCTCTTAAGCAGAAGAAGTAACGCAGAGACACTCGATTGCTCCATCCTACCTCGCATTAGGATGGAGTGATGGAGTGTTTAAGTCTTGACAGCTAACGTTTGAGGAGGCCTATATTATGGTAGTTATAGAATCCTGTACTTGTTCCCATGTATATCAAGACAAGCTTTATGGCAAAGGGAAGCGTGTGCACAATATTATGTTAAAGGACAACCACCCTAACCCAAAAGGCCGTCTTAGATGTACTGTGTGTGCTATGGTGAAGCCATGACCAAGGTGCGAGACTGGACTATTAACATGGTGTTGCTACGGCCATGCGTCTTCCATCGCGCAGGCGCCTGTAGCGCGTGCGATGGAGCGGGTACGTGCGAGTACGAAGTACAAGTCAGCGGACGCTATTGGCCAGGTAGTAATTGGCCTAGCGGCTATTGGAGCAAAGAAGTAGGTGGATGGCTACCGGGTGACGCACCAGAGTGGGAAATTGAGTCTATCACAATCGGAAAAAGTGGCACGCCGTTCCCTTGGGAACTCACCGATAACGAAACCGATGAATGTTTGTACCTAGCAGACATTGAGGCGTGGGACTAATGACGGAATATTCTCTCGGAGCTTTGTTCCTCTATGGCGTGGTCCTTGGCGTGCTGCTTAGGCTTATAAGTGGGAGACGCTGGTGAAAAAGTTAAAACGCTGGATTATCGGCCCTTTCGTGCTAACGCGGCACGTCTCAAGCGCTTACTACGATGCCTACGTGGTAAAGCAGGACGACGGAAGGCCGCGCTTCAAATGGCATCCCCAATGGCGGATAAGAATAGGCCACTGGGAATTGGAACGCTGGTGACCGAGGAAGAAGTCAACGCTGCCAGAGGTCCGTTTGACGGGCATCAGCTTTTGCTAACTATACTATGGGAAGCTTGTGTACGTCATAAGGACAAAGTAAGAAGCGACGTAGCTTTGGAGATAATGCTAGATCACGCTACACGTCAAGACTATATAAGTCCTAGGAGAGCTAGCTAATGCAATGTGTTAGATGCAGTAACCCTATACCTAAGTGGTATAGCTTTATAGTATGTACTAAGTGTAGCTTGGACTTAGCGAAAGGTGCCACAGTTATACTAACTAAGGCGCCACAACGCTCTAATCTTCCAACTAAGGCGCCAGAGCCTGCAAGCATCCGTCCCAAGCCGGATGGGCGCACGCCCACACGCCGGAGGCGCGGGCGCCAGGGACGGATTGCGGCTCAATCTTCCATCCAAAATACACTATATGTCGGAAATTGGAAGAACAGCGTCTCACCGAGTCAAACGAAAAGCGCCGCAAAACTGAGCAAATCGTCGGCCAGGCGACTTGAGAGCCTCCGTCGTGGGCTCGAACAAGCGAAAGCTGGCGACTTGCGCGATCTCGGCTCTTTCGCGCGTTTTGCGCAAGGCGCCGCTGCACGATCGCGCAAAAACGCAAGGCGCCAAGCTGAGGAAAAACGCGGGGTTAACGCTGGCACGGCGGTTGCAGCTAAGAAAACTCGGCAAGGGACGCGGCGCGGGCCGTTAGTCATGTCAAGTGTAGAGCACGCTAAGGAGTGTGGTTGTAGTGATCCAAAAGGCTATCACACTAAGTTCCCTAATGGGCACTGGAGACACTGGCTTAGTCCTACCAATGACGAACGAGAAGACATGAACGACTTGCTATGGTACGGCAGATAAAACCGACACGTAAGTATCCAGGCTACCCGGCATGGGATCTAATTGCCTGCGGGTGTTGTGCTGGCTTAGAGTGGGGTGGTGAGTATCCCCGCGAGTGTAACGACTGCAACGGCACAGGGAGCTATGCAAGACATAGACGGACAGGTGTGCTAGCCGAATGGCCTGGCGGACGCTTGTTAGGCCGAGATAGCAAAGGGATAACGCCAGCTGAGCATAAAGCGCTAGCTAAGGCAGCTTGTCCTTGCAAATGCAAAACTCCTCTACTTGGCTACCGTATAAAAGATAAGACTCTAGTAGTAAGATGTCGCCTTTGTAATTCTGAGGCTGTAGTAAGGCTATGCTAAAAAGTAATGGTCAGCTGTGGCTTGCCGCGACGGCGGCGAGGCCGGCACTAGGGATGACAAAAAGTTGGAACGCACAACTCCATCTAACAAATCATCCGCCCTGTGCGAAGGGAAAGCGCTTTTGATAAAAGGCGCCCGGCATTTTGCTTAGCGTCGAAAGATAGACTGTACTGTCGAAAGAGGGGCTAAAGAGAGGCCATAATGTCTAACGGTAGTGGCAAGGGTAACTCGTTCCAAAGTGACTATGCTCGCTGTGAACGCTACTTTTACTTTAAGCATAGGCGTCACTTAAAACACTCTAAGGCCGTGGAAGGCGCCGCGACTATCGTAGGAACAGCGCTACATGAGTGGCTTAGAGCCTTTTACACAGCAGAAATGGAAGGGAATCCGTTTGAGCATTGTAAGGAGCAGGCTATAGCCTGGTTCCACACAGCGTTGCAAGGTGCCACGGCTGAGCTTCCTGAAGGCACTGACCACACCCAGCTTGACAAACGTGCCACTACAGCCTTAGCTTTACTTGCTCGGCGCGCTAACACAATTTGGAAGAGATTGCAAGAGGGAGATGAGAGAACTTTAGCTTGTGAGCTACACCTTACGCTTGAGCTACCAGAGAGTTTTATATTCGACAACGAAGAGTCTCCAAAAGGCAACAAACTTACAATTTGTCCAGAGCTAAGGCACTATACAGTACAGATTGATCGTGTGTTCGACCAAATAAAGCATCCTGACATTGATGAAGCTTGTAGAGTAGTCGAGGATCATAAAAGCACAAGCGCGTCAAGCCCTAAAGCACAAGCTCAGCAATTTCTCATGAACGATCAAAGCACTGGGTACGTGTTTGCTTTTAATAAGTCAATAGCAGCGCTTGGAAACTTTCCAAGAGCACTACTAGAAGATGAGCACGCCACTGCAATACGATACGATGTATGGCGTGTTGAGGGTAAGATTGACTCTGATGCTGCTTTTCACGAAGAGATTAGACTAGTGGACCCACAAGTTGGGTCAGACTGGTACAAGCGCTTATTGCTAACCCGTGCTAGAATGAGTGAATGCTGGAACTACCCGCTAGACTTATGGACTGCTTCTAGGATCGCTTATGGACCATGTAAGCTATTTGGTAAAGAGTGCGAGTTTTGGCCTATCTGTGACGATCCTGGTAATGAGGAACGTGTAATAGAGGAAGAGTATGAGGAGACTAGTGAAGAAGAAAGAACACCAGCATGAAGCGCAACAGCGTAAGACGGTAAACCCAGCTATTAAAGCACTAGCTAATATGATAGCGCCAAAAATAGCATATGGTACTACTGAAGAAGCTTTATCTATACTAGCGCTGCTATGTAGTCATAATAAACCTACGATGCTAAGTATGATAAGGAGCTACAAGTGACTCTACCACAACAAAAGGCTACTATATTCGTGCCGGGAGGTCAGCTCCTTAGCGAGCTAAAGGTTGAGCGTTTTAACGTATGTCTTGGTGGAGGAAGTGGTGCTGGTAAGAGTACAGGAAGTGTTAGTTTTGGCGGCGGAGAGTACGGGAAAATAATCTACTTTCTCATTGAACACGGCCAGCTTGGCGGCGCTGGCGGGGCTCTCCCTTTGAAGTTTCTAAAGGGGATTAACGAGACCATTCATGAGGATGAGATTCTTGTGCTCTCCGTCGCCTCGTGGGGACGTATGCAAGCGCAGTTTAAGTGGCTTTGCCAAAACACTCAACGCCTTTATGATGAGGGTTACCGTGTTATGGTATGGGATGGGATCACCGAGCTGGCCCTTATGATTAGTGACGCTTTACAAGTGCAGGCGCCAGACACAGTGAGTGAAAAGGGGGCTGAACAGGGTCGTAATATAGCTCGTACCTTAGTCACGGACATTGATCTTGTTGGTGGCCGTGAGATGGTACAAAGCGACTATGGGTTAGTTGGCTCACGTATGAGGAGTGCTATCAAACGCGCCAAGTGGCTTCCATTCACCTTCATAGCTACGGCACAGGATGGGCCGCTTTACGATGAGAACCAAAGTGGAGAGGATGCTGTGCCTATTGGCATAGGGCCTGCGTTAGTTGGTCGTAAAGTGGTAAACAGGCTACTTTACGCATTTGACTTCTATTTCCACTGTGATGTCTTACAAACTAAGACAGTTGACCCCAGTACCAAAAAGCTAGAGATTACGCAGACTTACAGGTGGCTTACGCAAGATCAGAGTAGGGGTAAAGGCAATCCTCCTTACTTCGCTAAAAGCAGAGCGGGTTATGCGCTTGAGAAGTACGAGAAACCTGACGGGCGAGCTATGTTAAGTAAGCTAGGCTTTAAACCAGCACCAATGGGACAAGGTGGTGTATAATGAGAGTTATACCTTCGTACCCTAAAGTATGGGCATTAGGTCATCCTGCTATAGCGGACTTACTTCAGGAACCCGTATTAGTACAAGAGAAAATTGATGGATCGCAGTTTTCATTTTGCCTCCTTCCTGATAATACATTGCTAATGCACTCTCATAGGGCTGAGGTCTTCGAGGAAACGGCTGGTATGTTTAAGCTTGCTACTCAAACCGTCAATGAGCTAAAAGCATTCCTTACCCCTAGCTGGATTTATCGAGCTGAATATTTAGCCAAGCCTAAGCACAACGCCCTAGCGTACCAACGTGTTCCGCTGAAAAACCTTATATTGTACGACATCGAGACCGGGCCTAGTACCTTCCTTCCGTGGCATGAGTTAGCGCGTGAAGCGTATAAGCTTGGTTTAGAAGTAGTTAATCACTATGGCGTGAAAATGATTTCTAGCCTCGATACAATCAAAGAGTTACTAAACGAGAAGCCGTTACTTGGCGGCCCTATGATCGAGGGTGTTGTCATCAAAAACTATGGGCGCTGGGGTGTAGATGGCAAGGTCCTAATGGGGAAGTACGTATCAGAGAAATATAAGGAAACGCATAACGCTAGCTGGAAGACAGCTAATCCTAGCAAGGGTGACATTATATGGACCCTTGGCAATGCTCTAAGGGTCGAAACACGATGGGAAAAAGCTGTACAACGCTTTAAGGAAGAGGGCAAGCTTACTAACGCACCGCAGGATATTGGCCCGCTTATACTTGATATTCAAGATGACGTACTCGCAGAAGAGTTTGCCAATATCCAGAAGGCGCTCTTTGACTATGCTTGGCCGCAAATCAAGCGCCGTGTAATTGCTGGCTTTCCTGAGTGGTATAAGATGCGACTAGCTAAAGCAGCTTTTGAAGGGGATAACGTAGGTGTGGATAGCACTGACAACCCATCTGAGCAAGATGGTGAGAAAGGAGAGTAGTAAATGGCAGCGACACAGGATGTAATTGCGGGGTATGAGTCAATTGAAGATTTAGGTGACGTTGAGGTAGAACGAGAGCCAATTCCAGCGCGGACTGATGTTGAGCTTCACATGGCGGCTTTCGATCTCGACATCGAGGAAAAAGGAAAGGAGCACTTCATTGCGCGATTCGAGGTATTAGCGCCGGAGGACCATGAAGGCCACGTCTTTTTCCAGCGTATGTACTTAGGCAACACGCCTAAGGAAGGGAAGAAGGCGACTGCAACCGCATGGTATATGACACTCCGGACGCTCAAGGCGTTGGTTGCTGGTATCTTGCAGTTGCCCGAGAATAATGAGGGTGTGCGCTTGTTCTTCTCAGGAATCGAAGTTGATCCTGAGAATCTTGGGGCAACCCTGTTTATGGGGATACGAGACAAGATGAGAACGCTTATCAACCAGCCCTTTGCTACCAGGATTGGTGTTGAGCAGGACAAGAAGAAGGAATATGATCCTAAGCAGACAATTGGTAAGGTACGTATTCCCAAGGAAGATAAGGAGGACGTGGCGGTGGGAGAGGCGATTAGCGCATAGGCTTATGGCCTAAGGAGCGTTAATCAATGGGTAGGCGGGCACGACGGGCTTCGTCTAGTACCGAGTGGTACAAAAGTGACGATTATATAGCGTCGTGGGTAACTGCGCGACAAGATACAGATTGTACAGCTTCGCGCACCCTACCCAGAATTAAGAATGCGGCTAAGCCTACTTCGCTTAAACCTTTCAATGATAGTTTAAAAAGGTGGTTAATAGCTTATCTCAAGCTGAAAAAGGAGCGTTAGTATGCCGTATATATCACAGGAAGCTCGTGAGAAGTTAAGCACCTTACAAATTCCCGATTCACCAGGAGAGCTTAACTATCTTATTAGCAGGATGATCGATGAATATATATTACGGAGCAAGGGTAGAGAATATTTTGCAACCTACTCACTATACAACGAGGTTATTGGCGTTTTAGAGTGTGTGAAGCTTGAGCTGTATCGCCGAAAGGTAGCACCCTACGAAGATTGTAAGATTATAGAGAATGGAGACGTGTACAAGTGAAAAAGAGTGATGACGGAGGTCCAGCGTATCCGTTGTGCACTAGTGAGTGGCGAGATGTAATAGCTGGCGGTGTTATTGGCATGTCGCTACGAGACTACTTTGTGGCAGCAGCGTTGCAGGGAATGTTAGCACGCCCTTCCTTTTACATGGACTACGCCAAATTCACCAAGGCGTCCGAGGAGGAGAGCGCTGCATATTACGCGTTCGAGCTTGCCGACGCCATGCTAGTTGAGAGGGCGAAGAGAGATGAGTAGCTCCTGTCGCCATAAACAAATGCGCAGCTCATGCAAACATAAACAGTATTGGCTCTTTGTGCCAAAAGACGACGTAGGCACGATTGGCATAATGTGGTGCTCCGAATGTGGTGCTATCCGGTACGAGCGAAAGACTCGTTGGATAAAACCTGGCAATGTGAGAAAAGCCATCAAACAGCACTTCCGCCAGTGGCACAATATGCGTAGGCGCAACGCTAAATGAAAACTCTTGTTCCAGCCCTTGGCTCACTCAAGCCCGACACTGCGAGGCAACCAGCCGAATCTGCTTGGCAGGCAGCGTCCGTCTTCGCACGCATGGACAGCGAAACGAAAGACGAAAAGACGAGCGAACGTTCCCGTAGCCCCCTTCAGGGACGAATGGGGCTACTACGGGAAATAAATTGTACTAAGGTCATAAAGAAAAAGCGTCGTCGTTTTTATCCCTTAGAGCGCGAATGCGGCTGTTACGCTGGACTGCGTTTTAATCTTAGTAAGAACTGCTATATTGAATTTGCTTGGAAACCTCATCGTATAGAATGCAGGTGGTCTTTCCTTGACCAGCCTGTGGTAATATTCAAAAAATTCTATGCCTAAACACCCTTACCACGTAGAAGACCGTCTAGCCCACGGCGCTCTATGCTCAGCTTGCCCGCTGAACGGACAGCGTAAAGTAGGACACGACGGTCCTATAAACGTTGAGTTTGTAGCTATAGCTGAGGCGCCAGGAGAGGATGAAGAGAGCTATGGAGCTGCTAGGGGTGAGAAGTACGGGCGGCCTTTAGTTGGGGCTACTGGTAGAATATTCAAGGATAACATAGCTAGGGTTGGACTTGCAACTAAGATAGTTGGTAGTCATCCTTTCTACCCTAGTTTCACTGACTTGAAGGTCCACTTGATGAATGTCGTTATGTGTCGCCCTCCTAAGAACAAGATAGACTCACCTGCTGGTAAGAAAGCTGTACGCTGCTGTGCTAATAGCGCACGCTGGTTTATTAACCAGTTACTAGCTAAGAACTCTGATATAACCCTTTTGCCTATGGGTGGCACGGCACTTGAGCTACTACTAAATAAGGAAGCCTCAATCATTGCTTATCGTGGTCGTGTACTAGGCCCATCTGAGAACCTAACACTAGCCTATGAGCCTGATGAAGCCATCTTAAAATTCGTGCTTCGTGGCCAGAAGCCAAAGGAGGAGTGGTGGCCTCACTTAGAAAAGCTCTTGAAGCTTATCTTAGCGCTCCAACGCCGTGGTATTACTTCGGCCATAAAGCGGGAGATGCTAGCGTCAAACCCTTGGCTAAGCGAGTGGGCAAAACTATGGACCAAACAGCGAAACATGCTAAGAAAGTGTGTAAGTAATTAACATGCGACCATCAAACCTAGACATGATCGTGATCGTGTATTTTTGCATAGTCACGTGCATAGGTGGTGCAGCAGTTATTAGTTTTATAGGAGTTCATGAGAAGGAAAACATTATTCCTAACAACGATCATATCATTTGCTTTACTCCTGGCATAGACGGTGACAGCAAACCTTTACTCGATGTATTTACTAGAGGGCCAGCCAAGTTTGAAAATGGGGTATGGATATTCACAGCTAATATACCACAAATAGGTTATAAAAAGCTTAGAACTAGTACACAATGCTTAGTAATTGAGGATGTCGTACAACCGTTGTCACAAGAGACACAGCTTGTACCAGAGCCAACAGCACAACCATAATGACTCGTTATAATAAGAAAGCTATTGGTTTTTTGTTCTGGCTTATTCTATTACTAGTTGTGCTAGTAGATCATAAACCATCGGAGCTAGATACGCTAAACTATTCAACACCTGGCAATACTTGTGACAAAATTTGTTACTGTTGTGAGTTAGGAAATTGGCCTGAGTTACCAGACGATGTTACACCATGTCCATACCCCCCGTTTGAACGAGAAATGGATGCGTATAAACGAATGACATACGGGGAGCTAAAGAGGTAAGCTTATTATGGGGAAAACTACAGCTTGGACCGAAGCTGAGCTTGA